TGTGCTCTACAGGCGGAGGGGGCGGCAAAATTACCATTGCAGGATTAAAATCTGTCAATCCAAAATAAGTGAATTCCATTAGATGGCCCCCCCATACACAACAACCCGTCTAATTTGTGTAGGCGCCACCCCAAATGGCGTAGAGGTCTGCGTTACTCCTCTACAGTCCACGGCAGATGTTAACAATCCTTTTCCCTTAAATTGAATAATATGACCTGAATAACCAAATGGTATTAAATTACCTTGCGGTGTTCCATCTGCATTATAATGCCCCCCCCACGCTACCACCTGAGGAGAAGTAACACTCGCTGCATCAAAAAAAGCCTGTATCCACATAAATGCACGCAAGTTCAAATTGCCTAAATCAGCTGCTTCTATGACATAGGTTTTATTAGGGAAAAAAGGCAATTCCCTATTATATTGTCCAATTGAAACGTCATTACCGGATTCTTTCATAATGTCACCTATAAGTTGATGTACCAAGAAACTTTTGAGTCTACTACTAAGGCCGGTAAATCGCCGGGAGCCGGCAAGCTAAACTCTAAATCATTAATAGCTTGCGCAATAAGTACCGCTATCTGTTCTAGGGTCTGTCCAGAGAAAGTGTCTACAAGAACGCCTGTACGAGCTGGGATGGCAGGATCAGTACCAATCCCATCTTTTTTAAAATATACGTAAAAGTCTGTAATACCACTAGAGTATAGAAAATACTGAGAGGCGTCTGGCGCAGTGTTTAACTTTATGGTAAATACAAATGGATTTGATATAGTATTTACAAAAGTTCTTATGTTCTTCAGTATAGAATCTGAAGATTTGAATGGTACTATAAATGAATTCGCAAAGGAAATAGATTGAACACCAAAAATACCTGGTATTCCAGTATAGACTCCATCGAGAGAGAACAATATCATCTGGTTGACAGAAAAATTTCCTGGCGTCGTCGTACGAGAGTTGTTTGCAAATGTCGCAAGTTCTAAAAAACTGCTGACAGTGCGAGATCCACTTACATCTACATCCCTGGTCTTATAATCAGCAGGATTAGTAGCGGTAAATGTCATGGTGAAAGTGGAATTTACCGTAGGTGAACCGGGGTCTGTGGTGACAATAAGTATATTATTAGGATTAATGGCATTTCCAACCGTTCCCCAGTAATTCATTACCGCCGCAGCCCCTGTGGTAAAAAATCCAGGATACGCACTGAATGGTGGAGGAGTTTGACTAGGAGCGAACTTATCAAAGAAAGTTCCGGAAACAGTCATATTATTGTTATCAGTCAATTGTATGCCACACTTCAATCCTACGACGGTATTTGTTATAGTAAAGGTAGTAGTACCCGCGCTCCATGCAGACTTTTGCCTGGCACCTATTACGCTGGATACTGTTACTATATCCTGATTCGCCGAAGCGATTAACTCACCCGAACTCCCAAATGTATTTCCAATGACATCATATAACCTCTTATAAGGGATATCATTAGGGCTATAATCAGATACTTTTCTACTACTACCATCGCATTTTTCTCTAAATGCCTGATGTGTCGTATTAGGCTCCAAGACAATGGTACCCGTATCGGGTAAGGGGAAAATGTCACCATCTGTATAATAGTAAGGTGAATAATTAAACGGTAATCCTGCGCTGTCTATATCAGTTGATACCCCTAATATTTGGCTCTTCGTAAATCCTTGCGGTTCATCAACAAACACGGGGTTTGCGACATTCCCAGGCAATACCATGATGTTTGTCATAGAAAACGTACACACTTCTTTCAGACCTGGCTGAAGCCTAATAGCTAAATAATTACCCTCCCCTATAACCTTCCCAACGATAGTGGGCACTATAAAAGAATAAATAAACTTCTTACGTGTAGGAGTTACATTGAAAGTTGTTAAGGGGGTGAGCTCAGTAGGAGAGCCATCGGTACCATAATATCTTTCCAACAATAATATTGCGTCTATGTTGTTGCTTGTTTTACTCATCATCTGGGCAGAAAAAGTAAGCGAACTTTCAGCATTGATATCCACCGCGCCAATCGTCCAGCGAAAATCCTTTATAGTTTCACTACTACTGACATCATCAGAGTCAAGCACAAGCTCGTTGATGGGATGTCCCTCTATTTCTAATCCTGATACTGAGTTAAATGTGATGATATTCTCCGTGTCAGTATCTTCATCTTCTAAAAACTCACATCCCCATGCAACAAAGGTGGAAGGCGCATTCACCTCTCCCTCATCGTCTGAATCTTTCCAGAACCTGATGGGAAAATTAAACTGCGGGTTTGCTACAAAGTTATTGTTAAACGCAGATGCAATTGTCTGTTGTGCGGGATTGTAATGTTGAACCGTATGCACAGGATCAGATTGGTCCCCTGTGTAATCCGTAATTACAACATAATAAAACCTATCTTGGAGATAAAACAATGGACATTCACCGGATGCTCCCAGCTGAATGGGATTAGTATTTACCACCGGGTCATTAGGTTCTGAAACATCAGAATAAGTGGGCAATTGTAATGTATGGTCTTCATCTGCATAGAAGAATAAAAACCCTCCTGCAAGGGGAACATTCACGCCTGTTGGGAGAATATCAGCAGAGAAAACAAGGTTATTAAATGTCGCTCCTGTACCTACTCCATTCGTCGATGCCTGTGTAAAAGAGGTAGGCGTTACAGTATATCTACCGTTATTCGTCATAATAGCGGAGGTCACAGCCCCCCCAATCCCAATGCTCTTCACCTGCAATACTGCTGGGCTTGTGTAGGTACCACCGGCAGTTACAATCACATCATTGATGGCATAGCCTGTCCCAGCGCTATTTATCTCAAAATCCGTTAGCACATACGAATTGCTGACAAAAGGTGCTTTATAGAAAAAATAGTTAATAAGTGGAGTATTAATTGGGTAGAAAACTTCTTGTGTCATTATCGCCCCCCCGTTGCCGGATTTAATGTCTGTAAGAATGGATTGAGATAACTCCCCGTTAACGGATTCGATTTTGAAAGCCTTATGGCTCTTGCCACAGATTGTGGAGTGGCAGTTCGGCCTGCTATTTTCCCAAGTCCCTTTGATGCAGCTGCCGTAGCTCCGCCCAAAAGCAGAGACTTATCCCAGCTATCCCCACTTGCCATCCCCACACCGAAACCTGCTAACCCAGGAATGCCAACACTCATTACCCCGTGACCAATCTTAGCCAGCGTCTTCTCGGGCTCTCTCCCGAAAGCAAGTCTTGTATTGTTAATAGCATCAAGCATCTGACCTTGTGAGGAATTACCAAGTATTGCCTGACGCTGTGCAGGGGACATATCAGAATAAATCTTTGCAGAGTCAATAGTGGTAGCCCCCTGCTGCACAGGACGTCTGAATAAAGATGCCTGAATGGCTTCCTGAGCTGTCTGTGGATTCCCATAAAGGTTTGAAAGATGATCAAATCCTTGGGTTCCCTGCGCACCTTTAAGAGTAAGTGGCGGCGCGTATTTATTAAAAATAGAAGGATCTAATGCTCCTGTATTTCTTGCGTCTTGATACATCTCACGCGTTTGCTTTACAGGAGAAATCCTCCCGGTTGTTGGCTGCTGGGATTGATAGAAATTCTGCAAATTCTGATGGGATTGATTTGCGTCTTCCCAGTGAGATTTGAATTGATTAAACAGTTCAGGGTCTACATTTCCTTTGTTGGCTTCAAGCAATTCATTCTTAAGGTTATCTTTAAGCCCCGTGATAAATTCTTTAGAATATCTGTCGGGTTTCGTCATACCCGTTGGGTCAAGAAAATCAGAAAGAACACTGTTGATATTTTGACGGCTCGCTACAGTCCCACTAAAACTTTTAGGCGCTATTTCTTTCGCATGTTGCGCAAGAGCCACTGATTGCTGATACTGCGCCTTCTGCGCAGGATCCATATTATCTATTTTAGAGAGATAACTATCAATATAATCATGGTACGGCTGATTATTAAATTCTTTAGATGCTCCTGTATCTAACTGCGAGACCGTATTGCCAAGGGTATTCCAGTTATCATTATTTTCTTTAACCGCCCCACTAAATTTACCAAATAATTTTGCTGAATAATCAGATACTGAAGGCATACTTCTGAAATAATCTGTCACTTTTTTTGTAAATGCAGGAATAGCACTTTGCGCATATTTCTTAGCACCATACTGTAGCGCTACATTACCCAATTGTCCTGCCATGGAGCCCGGCACACTAAAAAGAGCAGACATTGCACCACTTTCTATCGGATGATCATTGCTGGTTAATAAGGCTCCCTGTGCGCCAGCGGCGCCTGCGTTTTCTATATAAGGAGCCAATCTTGGTAAGTTCTCGGCAAGACTAGAAGCTTTCGATAATTTAGATGCCGCACCCAGAAATGGCACAAATCCAGCTGCCCCTACTGCAATCTTATCTCCAAGATTTTCATTAACACCCAGAGATTTATAGTAATCATAATTTTGATTGTAGAAAGGCATATTCGCCCCAAATATCTTTCCTATACTTGGAGGAATGTTAATTACATCACGACCAAAGCTTGCAAGTCCCGCGAGCGCATGCTTACCTACATCCCCCATAAAGGAGGAGTTATCAGAGGTTCCCCGCGGAACATTGTCTACCGCATCTTCAGGGGCATTTAATTGCGCTAATATCTGAGGGTCCGTTACTTCCTTATACCCTTGCGTTTCTTCAGGCGCGTTTAATTGTGCCAATATTTGTGGATCAGTTACTTCTCTCATTTTGTGTGCCACTTCCCGTTAACTTTGACATACTCCACACCATTAATGGTCCTCGAGCCTTGTACATTTTGAGTTTTTGACTTATTCCCAGAATTTGGCTGCGCAGGGGAGGGATAACGCATCCCCGTTGGCACACCCAGAAATCCACGCGATACTTGTGGAGCTTGCGAACCAGACCAAAAAGGAGCCTCTCCTGGTACGGTATAGCCCTGTCTTTCCTGATCCATTGCCTTGGCCGCCATCTCTGATTGCGTAGGGAAATAGTCAGAAAATGATTGATTCTGAATTGAGTTTGGAATGAAATAATTAGAGAATCTTCCAGGCAAATTCCCAAATGAGCTTTGTTCCTGTTCTCTGGCTGCCTCAACACCCGGCTTTTCCCCAGAAGACTGGCGAGAGATAATATTGGCCGCTTCTCGTTTAAATCTATTTGCAAGACTGTAGTTATAAAGCCTCTCAGCCGCCGCCTTTCCGGAAGCACTATTAGGCGAAGTACTTGCTAAAGTAGAGTCGTACATAAGCTTCGTAGAACCTAAGGGACCCATATAGGGGTCAAATCCCTTCTTCATGATTGGACCAATATAATCTAACTCAGAGGTAGCCTCTGCTCGGTTCTGATTCCGAGAGGCAGACGTAGAAGTTGGAGATTCCCCTGTCGTCGATGGATTATTGGGTGTATCCAAATAAGCCTGATGGAAAACTGACCGAGGACCGCCTCCTATGGGATTAATATCGAAGCCTCCATTTGGTGCAGAACCCCCTGGCGATCCCGCTGGGCTTCCTAGCGTTTGTGTGGCGCCAGGAGAAGACACACCGCCCGCTGAATTATCTTGCCCAGGAATTGGCTGCGCCGATAAAAATTGAAGTCCGTCTTTACCAACATCCTGCGCCAATAGTCCCTGGTAAAATATCTTCTGATCAGAACCCTGAGGTGCATTTTGATAAGCATTAAATAACGCATTATCTTTATAAAGAGGGTCTAAGTCCTGTCTCGCTTTCTGGGCTTGTGCTTGCAGCAAAGGGATATGGGCTAGTGTCATCTTGGCAGTCGCATAGTCCATACCAGTACGTGCCATTATCTCTTTTACCGTCTCTTCGTCTTGCCTAAGCTTAGCCTGCTGCATTAAAGGATAATATTGCGTATCTGTCTGATTTTTCGTGTTAGCCGATGCAATACTAGAGCCTAGCGTCTGGTTAGAATAGGCAAGTTGATTTTGCTTGAGTGCATTATCTAACCCAGCAGCTTTGTTCTTGTAATAATTACCGAATAAATTCTGTATGCCACCCGCTGTACCAATAGCTTGCTGCAACGGGTCAACCATCGGACCCATCTGCATGGGTGCTTCATTCTGTCCCCAGATACCGTATCTAGCCCCTGATGCATAACGATCGTTCATTAGTAACTCCAATTTCCGATGTTATAGGTACCACCACCAGAAAATGGCACCGGTAATTGTCCCGCACCGTTTTGGGCGTATTGAAGTCCTGGACGCACTCCTCCTCCTCCCCCAAACATGCTGCTAAACATTGAACTCATGCCGGATGAGCCACCACCCCCGGCGCCACCACCCCCACCACCTAGAGATGAACCTATCGAGCCTCCGATACTCGCTCCCATCGGTCCACCAAACATAAATCCAGCTGCTGTTCCTGCGAGCCCTAAAAGATTTCCAAGCCCTCTGTTTCTAGCGTTGTACTCTGCCTCATCATTCATCTGCTGCGTTTCGTTATCACTCATTTGACCTTTTAATCTTGCGGCCGCACCCTGTTCTAAAAGAGAATCCTGTGATCCAAGTGCATTAAAGCCAAGCTGCGTCATTCCTTGTAGCCCAGATAATCCTTGTCCATAGGAAGACATTCCACGATTGACGTAGTCATTCATGAACTGCCCTGTCATATTGTTTATTTCCCCGGAAAGCGCTCTGTTAGCAGCCCCGCTCCCCAGCATCCCCGTATTCGCCGCATTCGTGTTCATTCTTTTTTGCGTCTGGTCCATGATGTAACTCTGGTAAGGAGACGTATTAAATCCTTGTGATATCATGTCCTGTAAAAAATTAGGGTTCTGTATAAGCTTTGTATATTGATCCATTGAAAGATCACGAGCCCGATTCCCTGCATCAACATAGCCCCCATATCTCTGGGCATATTGGTCCATGTCAGTGCCATACTGGTCAAATGCGCCCTTGTTGCTAATATATTTAGGAGGAGTTCCTCCCCCAAAAAAATCAAGAATTCCCATTAGGTCGTCACCACTTCTTTAATTACAAGATTCCCGCCTACAATTTCCCCTACGTTTATTTTTCCCGTATCATGATTCATGAATACCTTACCTCCCTGCGAAAGATCACTCATCTGATTAAGCTGATCTTGTGAGAAAAATGGAGATTGCGTCCCAGTCGATAAATGCGTATTTAGAAACATGTAAAGCGATAAAAGATGCTTATGCATTTCTTTTAAATCAGCAGAATCAGGAGGCTTTGGAATATTTAAAGGTTCAGAATTAGCCATGTTAGCCACCTCCTCCAGAAAGATAATAAAAATAGGGAAAAGGAGGTACCCCAGCGCGAGAAGGATTGCCAAAAACAATATCTGTTTCTGGGGTTAAGTCTATAGATTCCTTATCTTCTAATCCCTTGATTAACCCTTGTCGTTGACTCTCCTTTTCAGGAGACCAATAGGCACCAAATTCACCGCATAATCTAAACCCAATCTCAAAGGTAACCGCATCTACCATAAACTGAGGCATGTTCGCAGGAATAGCATCATCCATTCCAAGATTAATTTGAGATATCTTTCCTTCTACAATAAATCTATAAGGTTGCGAAGAAGGTAATGGATAAACCTCTATGCTTTGGCTTAACTCATCAAAGTAATAAATGGAAGTAAATCCACTTAAATCTAATATCTGTTTCAATTCTCTAAACTTGATAAGACTCTTTTCACAAACAACATTAGAGACATTCTGCCCTATCACATAATTTAAACTGAAGACACTTACAAACTTAGTATTTTGAAGGTTTTCTACATTATTAAATGTTACTTGAGAGTAATAAGGAATCTTGTCTCGCCACCCATCAAGTATTTTATTAATCTCTTGTAATGCAAAAAGCAGATAGACGGGATCAATAACAGGTTCAAATTTACGATCCTGCAATGATTTGTATATTGCATCTGTCAATATCTGCTTTACCTGCATTGTGCTTATCCCATTTAAATTTATGAATAAGACTCAACCAAAAACATTATGTTATCTAGAATAATGTCATCTCCCTGATTTGGCGCATTTTGCAAAATTATCTGACCTGCATCATCTGTAGAAATAAGAAGAGTCGCGGTTGCAGGGTCTGAACCAATAACCCCCCCACCAGAAAATGTCACAGGCGAAGCGGTTGTATAACCTTCTCCTGACTCTGTAACCAGTATCCCAATAACTTCCCATTGCACATTAAAGGTTGCCCCCGTTCCTGGGCCAGAGCTTCCTGCTGGCGTAATTGGATTTGATGGCACAGCATCATAAAGACCGCCTACAGTTCTGGTTGCCGTTAAAACACCCATTCTAAGATTGAGCGTAGCCCCAGTTAAGCTTGCACCTGTGACGGGCTCAGCCAATATGTTGGATGGGTTGACCGTGTAATCGCCAGCTACTGTAATAGAGAGAACGGCTGTTATCGCACCCCCTGTAATCGTTACAGAGGCTTGAAAATGCGTGCCTGTTCCTGTGGTGCCCGTGACTGTCTGCGTGCCGTTTGTCCCACCACTTCCGCCAGCGGCAACTGTGGCAGACTGCACTTTGGTGTGAGTAACAGTAAGAACAGCAGGCACTAAGTAGGGTTTTGTCTCGTCATACGGCAACGTAATGGTATCCGCAGGCGCATAACTGCCTGCACCAGCCTGCGCAGTTGCTACCGTTATTCCCGTTGTCTTTACAGTCATGAGGGACTGGACAATAGCCCCTTCTCCTGGCGCGCCTATACTAACGGTGGGGACGCCAGAATAGGTGCCTGCGTGTGTGACAGTAATCCCACTAACGCCATCATTGGAAGATTCTATTTTAATGACGTTAGTGATAAATGCACCGGCTCTTAAAACAGGAACCACCATAAAAACATCTTTAACCGGTTTTAACTTTAAAGGTAACGTTGCCAGTTTCATCAATGAAGTCGGCGACGCTGCTACAGTTAATGACCCCTCAAGAATTGCCCACCCTTGACCCTCCGTTAAAACTTTTACAGGGTATAAAGGGCTTTCAGAAATATTGTCGGCAATCGTCAAATCCATCTTATTCTGCATCAATTGTTGATTTATTAGACGACACGTCAAATAATTATTATCAACCGGTGATAATTGAAGCGCATTGGGAATAAAGGAATTTGTCATTTTATTTCCCCTAGTTAGAAGTAACGGCGCTTGGCACTGCAATAATGTAAGGCGCTAATGCTTTTATACCCACCAAAGCAGAAATACGAAATACGTTATTTAAATCAGTGACAAGACCTTGAATGTATACATGAACAGGCACTTTTAATTCTGAAGAATTGTCTGAATTAGTCGCTCCATAAACCATTGGTAAACGAAGAGGTACTACACTTAAACCTGCTGGAACATATGCAAAATTAAGATTATGATCTGGGAATATTTTTGCAGTAGCGCCCACAGAAGGAAATGCGTCTACATTCTGCTGATCACCACTCACAATTAGAGGATGAGAAAGCGTAACACTTACATTACCAGCTCCATCACCATTGGCATCATTAGCGGCCGTGACAACAAGACGATAAGGAACTGCTAATTTCCTTACACGATCCACAAGAAAACGACTCGGAATGGATATCATATCGCCAGCATTAATCAATTGAGCCGTGCTCGCTGTTACGCCTGTCAATACGAGAGAACCCCCATCTGAGGCAACACTGGCCACAGTAATGGGACTGGTATAAACGCTTACATTAAGCGGACCGGCAGTATGCGTTCTTAACTCTGTACAACGATAAACATCAAAACCACACAGGTTTCCTTTGTCCGAGTTACCGAACCATCCCCCTTTTGTGATCACTTTATTGATGCTTTCATTAAACATATTCTGCAATGAATTTGACACTAACTGTGCGTCACGAATATTCATCGCCAGGCATCTTTCACGCGGGAACTTCATAATGGTTGCCATACTGTCAATAGCGGAAATAGCTGAGAAAGTATTGACAGAACCTAAAGCTTCGACAGTGTCAATAGGCGTCATGAAAGCACTGCGTTTAAGACGATCAGCTGCTTCACCTTCTATGTCCCCAGAAATTGAGGTATAAGCAGGATAAGCATAGTTATCTACAATCGCTTCTTTACTCTCCTTTGTAAGCGCTTTGCCGCCGCCCAAAACATTAAATATGTCCTCATACACATTCAAAGCGCGTGTTACGCTATAAATATCATCTTCTGTAATTGTGTAAGGAATAACCAAATCTTGTATGGGGGTCGTAGTATTGCTAAGACCTCTCTGAACCACAGGATAGCCAGGAATTTTGAGGTCTATATCACCGCCGGTTGCATACCCTTGCTGCTCAAAAGTACCTACATAGTCATGATTTGCACTTGCGTACAAAGGATTGTCCTGAACGAGAAATGATCCCATTCCTTTTGCAACTAAATTAGAAACAATAATGCCAGGATTAGCCATAAAATTATCCTCAAAACGTTAAATTGATATAAGTTTCATATCGCTTTTTTAACGTCTCGCGGATAGACGAAACAGGTATATTTTATTAAGTACCTGAACCGCTTATTTAATGTCCTAGGAGGACAGCAAGATTTACTTCTGTGCACGAAGAAAATAGATAAAAAATCAATGATTTATCTATCAACGCTTATTTATAGTCTAAGGAAGACTTTTACAGATTCACCTCTTTAACGTCTTGTGAAGACGACAGTTTATCTTCATGAAAAACCTCCATGGTTTAACGTCCCAAGATGACGAAGCATTAATATAACACAACATTTAAATATGTCAATATTTACTATTTATATAATCATCCACATCAAAATCATCAGATTTTCCGACGTCCTGTAAATTAGGAACCGGTCGAAATGAAGTAGGATGAGGCTTTGATACATTATTTTCTAAATCTTCACTTAATCCATAAAGGAATTTTGCTGCTTCTGCGCCATTATCCTTGTCATAATTACTGCCTGCTATTTTAAGAATATGATTATCTTTTTCGTTCTTAAGTAAATGTTTTATTAAAGCTGCTTTGTTTTTTATACCCGGTAAGTTTGCTATGAAGGCACATTCAGGATCGCTAAGTTTTTTAGTGGTACTGTTTTCGGAAATTAAGTCTTTAAACTCACTGTCTTTTTCAGCAGCTTCTTTTACCTGATTAATCATATTATTCATGTTCATGGTATGGGTTATATATCTGTCCGCCTGCTCTTTGTTCATCATCCCAGCTTGTTGAGCTTGCTCAGCCTCTCTATTTGTTTTATTTGCAGTGTAATATTCACTAGTTTCAGACTGATTTGCATTCCCAGAGGATACTTTAGATTGAAGCTCTTCTAATCTTGCTTTAAATTCCTTATTCTCTTTTTCTAAAGCTTCCCTCGCTGCTCTTTCTTTTCTTAATCTTGATTGAAAAGAGTTCTCCAGGTCCTCTTTAGAAAATGTAGGCTCAGGGGTCGTGACTGGGGTTTGATTTTCTATTTCTGTTTTTTCATTGCTCATGTATTTCTCCTATCTAATCAGTGCTGAAAAGCTTTCTATTGTTAAATCAAGGTTACCATCATATGAAAGTAAAAAAGTAAATTCGTGTCCCGTCATGTTCATTTTCCACGTAGTTTCATTTTGCCGTTGACCTGTTAAACCAATGGGACGTCTTACCACATTACCAAAATTCTCAGAGTCTTTTGAAATGGAAAGTTCTATATACTGCGGTTCACGTTGTTGTAATATTCCCTGTACAATCCTTGCTTTTGCTGCATTTAATGACATCCTGAAAGGAGAGGCCCCTTTATCATCTGTCACGCGCATACTTCTCCATCTTCGACGCTTATAATTAGGTATTAGCGAAAGCTTAAAAAGACCGTTCTCGGTGGCAACTACTTCACCGCTTTGTACGGAAGCAATGATATTGTCATCATTAAATGCCCATGTATTTGAATTCTGACAATATGTCCAGTTTTTCTGCGTCACCGGAAATGTAAGAGAATAAAAGTAATTACCTTTATAGGTATAGAATGAGCCTGACGCAAAATTAATATCTTCATACTGGCTAATTATTCTTGATATTCCTTCACTACATTTATCTGGACCAATATCACGCAATCCACTATTTACAGACAATGCCATAGGAACATATTTGGAGGATAAGAAATATATTTCGTCAAAACCTCTTACAACGCTGTTGGTTCCAATTGCCCCAAAGTCTTTTCTAAAATTCACATCCTTCGTAAATGCAAAAAGATAGGGATTGTTTGATATTGAAGGAACCCATCGCTCTATACCTTGCGTACCGAAAATATACAAATTATCACTCAATGTTTGTAAACTTACTGCTTCTTTTAATTGGTCCCCTATTTGTGGGACATTATCCAATGGAGGGAAACTTAACATATTATTTGCGTCGCTTACTGTCCATGTTTTCGTATCCCTATCTAATACTACGCAAAAAGTATTAAGTACTACAATTGAAATAGGAGTTTTGAATGAAAAGCCCTGCTCCTCTCCCATCAATGTGACACTGTCATTTAATCTTTGATCTATTACCCAAAAACTTACGCCGTCTACAATCCCAATCTGATTTTGAAGGTTTTCCCCAATTTGGACCGCTTGTCCGCTGTTTCGGATAGACTGTAACTGCGTATAGTTCCCATTTTTATCTATTTTTAATATTTCACTATCTGTAACAGTAAAGTAAGCCCCAGTCCCAAAAAATGACTCCCACACAGCACGAGCACCGTTATCTGGCGCCTCTGTATTAATCTTGATTAACCCAGGGGTGGTATAAACCGAACCACTTTCTCCAACAAACATATTAGTAAGTTGAGAAAATCCAAGTCTGACTTGCCAGTCAGGGAAATTTCCGGTATTAACAGGAATTGGGATATAGTCTTTATCCTGGCTGGGCTTGGGCATCCTGGACTCCTCCTGCATTTCCACTATCTTGCGGATTGTCGTTATTTGGCTGTTGCATATCACCTATCAATTCACGATAACTTTGAATAAGCTGATCATTGAGTGCCATCTGTTGCTGCAATACTCCAAGCGCATGGTCGTTCTGCTGTCCTCTGGCTTGTATCATTAAATCTGCATATGAAATCTTAAGTTTATCTTGCTCGTGCTGCATCTTTGTTAAAACATTCAGTCTTTTTGTTATTGCATCCTGTTCTGCAACGGCCGCTCTACGATGATGAGCTTCTGCCAGTGATCTTGCATTCTGCGCAGCAGGATCAAGCTGAGACATTTGCATTTGCTGCTGAAGTTGCTGCTTTTGCTGTTGCTGTTGTTGCTGTTGTTGAGCCTTCTGAAATTTATCCTGCGTGAGCAATCCTTGTGAGTAAGCAATAAGATTGGGATCAATCGTTGCGGATGCACGTCTTTCAAGCTCTCCCGCATCTTTGCTCTTTAATGAACGCATGTATATGTCTTTGGTTACTTCAAAGAACGTAGGACTTATTTGATAAATCTGAGACAAGTAGCGTACGGTATTTTCATTTTCCATGGCACTGCTAGGAGAACCCACAATCTCGTTTGAAAAATTACTAAATATATCCTTCACATTATTTTTTATTTCTCCGGTCGGTAACCACTGATTAATAACAATCAGCTTACCACTTCCATCTTTATTTTTTGTCACAATCGTTCTTTCTTCGGTAACCAAACGTGGGATCATTTGACCTATCAATATTCCAATGGTGTCGACAAAAAGAATATGTGCTTTTTCAATATCCACATTTAAAGAGTCTTGGCTATGCATGAGCTTATCCAGGGCTTTCCCAGATAATACCTGCTGTTGTGGATTTTGCGTATCTGCGCGTGCACCGCTTAATTCGTCTATTTCTGTCCTGGTTAATTGTACAGTCGCAATCAATGACTCAGAAATTTGGGCAGAAGGTTCTCTGCGAATAGCAGCAGTATCGCCTGCAAATTCAAGACCGCCCTCTACCTTATTAATATCTCTGGCATTTTTGCGCTGCTGCGCGTTGATAATGTGTTGCTTACCAAATATCCATTTATCCCCACTACAATTTTTTGCCTGTGTTGCAATTTGTGATTGTATGTAGTTATGAAGCTTCTGTGCCCCTTCTAAATTCTCAATAAAAGGACTCGTAAAGTCTCCAAAATCTGGATGCCAGAAAGTAAGACCGGGATGATATACCAATGGTAAATCGTCGGTAGGATAAAGCCTTTCTTCTTCTATGACTTCCTTATTTAAAAACCTTTTGAAATATATCTTTGATATATACCCTTCTCGGGATAATTCTACCGAATCAGGTGGCAGATTATTTTTGACTTCATATACCTTTGCGTCTTCTGCGCTCATCCTGTTTTTTTTATCATCAGCTGTTAATAAATCAA